CAATTGACCCTGAGTTCCTTAGAGAGCTTCTATCATGACAACCCCTAAGTCCTACGAGGAACTAGCGGAACTAGGGATGCTTGGCGTTATCCTCATGCTTATACTGCTCCCCTTCTGGCTTATGTCTAAGGTTTGGCAGGCTGTGACTAAGAACGATTATAACTGAAAGGTTTGAAGCAATGATGGTCGATATTGTTCTTAAGTTCAACAGTCGGGCAGCAGGCGGAGGGCAGGTACTAAGGCGGCGCTTCGACCGTGATGACGCTGTTTCGCTGTACGTTCTGATTGATGAGGTAGTTACGGAAGCCACTAGGATGCCGGAGCATGGGCAATCAATCTACGTAACAGGCTTTAGCGTCGAGACTGTCTAGCCTCCCTTCCCTGCCCTACGCTACCTTAGCCCTCCCTGGTCCTATCGACTGGCGGAGGGCTTCTCTTTGCCTCGCGCACACTACGCAAGCTCTTAGGAGCCGATCTAAGACCACAGGGACGTCGTGCGCTAGGTAGGTAGCCAAGCCTCTCGGATCGACGCTGTACGGTACCTCCTAGGGGCAGGAAAAACACAGAGCCACCACAATTTAGGGTAACTCTGTGTTTGGAGGGGTTACTTCCGGCGCTTAACAGCCTTGGGGTTGTCATCGCGACACGCATAGCAAGGCTTGACGTCCGCGTCTCCAATGAAGCGCAGCGTGTCACGTCCGCACCTAGGACACGAAGCTTTCCAGGCGAGCGTTTCCATAATTATTCCTTAGAGGCGTGAAAAGGTGGAGAAAACCCATCGAATGCGAAAACCAATTCAGACTTTCAACTTTCCAATGGGCCATTGATCCTTGTTCACTCCATAGTCCTTTATGTCAGACAATTCGGTCCTAACCGCCTCAATAATCTGTATGGCACGCTTGCACGCACTTCGGTCTGCTTCGTATACTTTCCACAAAATGTCCTCCACGTCGAGGAGTTGTGTCCTAAGTTCTTCATATCGATCCAAAGCATGTCTCCTTACAATATCTCTTGAACATTATGATCCACAGGTTCCGCCGCCTGTGAGGTCACAGATGTCCGTGTATTCCACCGCTGACTCCTGGAACACTTCTCCCAGGTTTGCCTTCGCTTGCGCGTAAGGTACAACTGAAAGAGGCTGTCCGCCACGAGCCCCATCAGGATAGCAGGTAAAACCACGTAAACGAGGAGCGTAGCAAGCCAGGACATTAGCGAAGGCATCTACGGTATCCTCATTGTTATGGGTGGACCCCCAGGCAGGCAGATTGATTGTGGAACTAATTGCCATGTCAACGTAGTCTTGGACATTTGCTTGGAAGGCAATTCTTCTCTCGTAATCTTCAGCGAGGTCAATTGCGGACTCAATATCGTTAGGATCGGTTCCATATTGTTCAATCATCTCCTGTGCTGTGCCATCGACGACATACTGGTAGTGCCAGTTAGTTCCGTCCTTTAGGTATCGTCTCTTGTACGCAACCCCAAATAAGGGTTCGATCCCAGTAGATGTACCGGCCAGAATTCCAATTGTACCTGTGGGCGCAATCGCTCTATTCGCAACTGGTCGTGAAATGGATAACTTGTCTGCGAATGTGCGGGAGGTATAATCAGATACGTCCCTGTACGCAGCGAGCCAATTATGTAGTTCGGGAGTGACTTCGTAGCGTTCATTTCGTTTTATCAACCATTCGTGTACGCCCATGAGGCCCAAGCCTAGGCGCCTGTTCTTCTCGCGGACCTCAGCTACCTTATCATACGGTAGCTTCGCCCTTAGCGTTCCACAGAGGAGAAACTTGGTGGCGAGCTGTGTGACGTCGAGAAGCTCTTTGAGTGACTCAATGCGACCAAGGTTAAGAGAGCCTAGGTTGCATACGTCGCTATCATCCGCGCTGGTGACTTCAGTGCAGGCGTTACGGAGGGTTTCATTTTGTTTATCACCGAAATTGAAGGAGAACCCAGGCTCTGCGGACTTAAGGGCTTGACGGACATTCGCTCGGAAGGTCGGAGGCAACGGACCCCAGCTCGCTACAGCGTCGAGGAACGCATCGTCGTAGTTCAACGAGATGTTCGTCATGTCCAAGGGGCACGGCCAATTGAAGTCGAGTGCCTTTAGGTCAGCGAGGGTTAGCTTAGTCCCAGGTACCTTATGCTGGTGCCAATCCTTAACGGTAAGGAACTCAGGTGCGTCAGGGTGCTGCCAGTTGAGGGAGGCGTAGATTGCGCTCCTTCTGCTTCCACCTTGCATGACCCTGCGGCCAATCTCGTTTATCATCTCCATCTTGGGGATCGGGCCTGAGGCCTTACCGCCTGTACGTGCTATGGTAGCTCCGCACTCACGGTACACGGAGTAATCGGCGCCAATGCCTCCTCCGGTCATAAGGCAACTTTCGGCCTTCCACGAGAGGTTAGCCCAGTCTTCCCTGGTGTCCTCTTCGCACTTGAGGAGGTAGCAATTGTTATAGAAGGGGTTGGGCCTACCTGCGTAGTAGAGATAGCGCCCCCCAGGGATGAACTTCATGGTGTCGATGTAATGCGCGAGCTGACTTATTTCGCTGACAGGCATGAGGCCATTACAGACTTCGTAGGCGAGGACGTTAGCTAAAGTAGCCCACGTCTCACAGCCTGCGTGCTGGTACTTCTGGTTGAAGATGCTCTCGGAGAACTGAGAGCGGAATTGAGGATTATAGTCAGACTTCCAATTAGGTGTCGTTGTGTTCACTTGTGTTGTTATGTTCTTGTTCGTAGGTTGTAGGGTTAATCGTGGGGCGTGTGGAAAGGGCTTCGAGCTTCTTCTTGGCCTTGCTGTCCTGCCAAGTGTTGCCGCCTTTGGATGACGTATGTTCGCGCATCCCTTCGATGAAGCCTTCGTTGAAAGCCTCCTTAACCAGCAGTTCACGTGCCTGATGATCGGTCATGGCTGGACCTTCCCGCACTTTGCGCAAACCAAGTTGGAAAAGAAGTTGTGCCTCCCTGCGCCGCAATCAATCGCTTCGGGGGCTTGGGTGCGGAGGGCGGCAGTAACTGCCTCAATGGCGATAGACAGACCCATCTTTTCCCATGCTTGTTTGCGGTCGCGAAGGAACTGCGGGAACTGCTCGATCAATTCGTCGGACTTGATGCGAATAAGTTCTTCAGCTCGATTCCGTAAATCGTGCGCATCCTCTGGCAGCAACTCACTCATTGGGAGTCTACCGCTGGGGGGAGGTGAGCGCCGTCCTTTATGCGCGCGGCAGCCCATCCGAAGAGAGCAGACTGAGAGATATGTCCGGCTTGCCGCGCCTTCCGTTCCTCTTCCGTGAGCCACGCGACAACAGCCTCTCGTTCTCCCGACTCCGCCAGCAACCCACGCAACCGCTCGCAAAGCTGGGATGTATCGCCTGTCTGGGTGGACTCAGTTAACATCTCGTGTCTCCAGTTCAATTAGCATATCGATATAGTGCCGAGCCTTCTTAAGGTCCTCGACGCCACCCTTGTCCTTCCAGCGCCAAACGTACTTGATGACGTTGCCTTCTATGAACGTAAGGCCGTTGGAATGGATGAACTCAACGGGCTGGATGCCGCGTTCGGACTTGTAGTGGCTTCCGCCAACCTGGGTATCGAGAGCCGTAGATGGGGGGAGGCTAGGCGTTGAATTTAGGCGCAAGGGGATCACTCCATTTGACTTGGGTTGGCGGTGGTGCCGCAGAAGGAAGGTAGATGTAGCTATCGAGAAGCTTAGCTACCTCCGCACACATCGCACGAGAAAGAACCACTGTATGGCAGGCGCCTGACTCATCGATCTGGCGTATGGTGAACATCTCGGGATCGTGTATGTCCACCTCGGTCTGATCGTCCTCTCCGATAACGGAGGCTTGGAGGATCAGGAGGGGCGAACCTTTGATGAGGCCGGTGTCTTCGTTATCCACGATGAGGTGGACTGAGGAGGAGGAGGAGGGAGGCGACTTGATGCTAGTTACGGCTTCTAAAGACACAGGCGAGTTCCCTTTTTTATGAGGATGCAGTTGGAGTCCATAGGATCGGCTGCTTTGCTGAAGCATCCCAATCATCGTATTTTAGTATGCGTGCGAGGCGTGCCTGAAGGATCGCGTCCTCTTCAGTCAAACCAGCCTTGAGAAATGCCTGCCTGACATTTTCCCAGGGGTTCCCAGGTTTCCCTAGGATCGTAGTGGCCTTAACTTCCCCGACGCCGGGGCACCCCTTGTAGCCGTCCGTTGCGTCACCAATTAAGGTCTGCATTAGCCAACTTAGATTAGCCTCGTCAACCGAAATAGTGGACAGTCCCCCAAGTCGGAATAATCTCCCTGGGATGGTCTTCATATCTTTGTCGTCGGAGACGATAATTCTCTCTACGGAACCAGGGGTTGTCGCTAAGATACCCATGTAGTCGTCGGCTTCGAGACATGGCATGGATACAGCCTTGGAACCATATGTAGCATGAATGAACTCGACCATCGCTGGGTAGCCCATAGGCTTGCGTTTGCCCTTCCTGTTTCCCTTGTAATTAGGACACAGTGAGCGACGGAAATCGTCCTTGCCTGAGAAGACAATCACGAGGTCATCGGACTCTAGCTCACGCTTGATGCCATCGAGGATCGAGTTCCATACGTCCTTGGCTTGTTGAAGGTTCGTCGATAGGTACCAGACGTCACCTTCCACGTTGCATTCGAACTCAGCAGCCGAACATGCCTTGTAGAGGAATAAGTCCCCATCGATTAGGAGCTGGGGAGAGGTCATGCGAACCTCTTGCAGAAGCCTTCGGTGCCGAAGAAATCGTCCGCCTCTAGTTCCTCGATTGCGACGTCCAGCCCTGTGTTCAAGAGTTCTTGGATGTCTGCATCTTCAGCGGTAGCAAACCAACGTCGCACCTCATCTGGCGTGATTATGTTCAAGGTTAAATCCTAATTGCTGGCGTGAAGTCATCCACGTCTATGTTCATTTGTATGAGGTACGCTGCCTCACGATCCATGAGGGTCGAGATGACAGCCTGGGTGTCGTTACCGTCGAGATTGAGGGCAACCGTTCCGTTCTTAGTTGCAACGGAAACGATGCCACCTCGGACACAGTCGATGCCTAGGCCACGTAGGGTCTGCAAGCGTGTGGCTGCCACCCCTACCTTGCGTGCTTCCATCTCGGTCATCAGGCCCTTGGGTTTACTGAGGACCGGGAGTTGGCGAGGGTCGTAGTCAGTCATGAGTCTGTTCCACATTCGTTCTCATTGCTAGGAGTTTTCCTACAATGCAAGTGCTAAATCCTATCTACCACGTTTGCAGAGGATCGTTTGACTCATAGGAAGCGTGAAGGCGTATGGTATCCCATCTGCTTGGCGAGCATTCATGAGCCCAACAACATGGCCCTCATCGTTGACGACAGGACCTCCGCTGAACCCAGCATAGGCATGACCCATGATTAGGGCCGTACCGTCACCATTGGAGCCATTGTCCCCGGTGCCTGTGAACCACTCGATAGCGAAGGCTCCGAGAGGATACCCAGCTAGGGTGTAGCGGACGCCATCATGGTACCCTCCGCAATCGATGACCATGCGGTCGAATAGCTCACCTGTCGGTGATGATAGGAGCGCATAGTCCAGGTTGGGATCGTAGTAGCTGACCTTGGCTGGGAGACCATTGATCGAGCAGCTTATCGCCTTGCCTGAGACTACATGGAATGCCGTGGCGTAGGTGTCTCTATCGACAACGAAGGCTGTGCCGAGCTTGGTGCCCTCACCATCCTTACATATTACCTTTGGGATCAGGTCCAGATGTAGAAAGAAAGGGGATGGCAGAAGTCGGGGGGTTACGCTGACCTGAGCCTGAGCCTCAGTGAACCGGGCATGTTCGACCTGTGAAGCAGAGGCAGTGGTTGTAAGCATGAACGCTAGGAGGGGAGCTAGGAGGAACGTCTTTAGGTTCACTAGAGGGAGTGTCTTTGTATAGGAGGGTGAGCCCTGGGACAGTGACGCGCCAAACGCGGCCATAGGTACCATCAGGACAGAGCGTCGAGATGAGACCTAGGCACGCAGCTTGGGCGATGTCGTCAGCGTTTAGGCGGGCAAAGTCGGATCGGGTGGTAAAGCCGTGGTGCGCTTCGGTTAGGACTGGGTTAAGCATCAAGAATGCAGGACGTTATTGCGCCCGCAATTAAAGCTGAAACACCTAAGCCAAGTAATACAGCGAGTACCTCAGGGGCCGTTGCCGCGAGAAAGAACATCCCGAGAAATATCGATAGGACCAGGAACCAAACGAGGAAGAACTTGAGCATCAGTGTGTCTCCGCCCAGGTACGTCCGACTTTCGTCTCGACGTCTAAGGGACATTGGAAGTTATAATCATCGCCTGCTGCCCTCCCGGTTTCGGTGAGACATTGGCGAACGGTAGCGATGGTCCCAGGATCGTCTCTGACGGCCACTTGGTACTCATCGTGCGACCAGGAGACGAAGGCGAAGTCCCCTTCCCATCCGTGCACTAGGCCACGTTCGACCATCAGCTCCTCAGCATCACAGCCCCATCGTTTACAGATGACAGCTTCTTGCGAGGCGAGGCGATAGTTCAGCGCGGAGTGTGCGGATCGAATAGGGATGCGACGACCGTCGATGCCTTTGAGCCAACCCTTGCCGGTAGCTGCGCCTTGGCATGTCTCGATTAGGGTCTTGAGGCCTGGCGTTCGTTCGGTAAACGCTTTGATGAGCGCCCTGCCCTTACCTGCCCCGCCACCAGCGATTGAACCAATCTTTGCACCCTGCCCACCGAATAGGAAGGCGTAGATGAAAGTCTTAGCGTTGTCCCTAGTAGCTAGGCCAGCCGCAAGTTGGTTAGCCGTGTGAGGGTCCCCATCGAGGACCACGTTAGCATACCGACCTTCGTCTCCTGCGAGCTTTAGGTCAGATGCTAGGCATCTTAATTGAATACCCTGTTGGTCAGCACCGACGAGTACCCATCCAGGCGGGACTGTGAACAACGCTCGACACTCCCGTCCAAGCTCTGTCGATAGCTTGGGCACAGCAGATATGTTCGGTTTAGAATGAGATGCTCGACCGTGGGGCGTGCCGTTTGTGTTGTAGGCAGCATGTATCTTTCCTTCGCGTTGTAGGTTTAGCCATGAGCCCTTCCCTTCAGCTATGGCGCCGATGCGTTTGTCTAAGAGGAAGTATCGGGCGAGAGGCTTGGCTTCAGGGTACGGAAGTCCAGCTAGAACCTCATCGTCCACGGTAGCCTTTCCGCCATCCGTGAAGTCCATAGGTTTCCAGTCGTACTTAGCTTTCAACCTGTCAGCGATATGGTCGCGTGAGGTTGGGTTGAACTCATGTTCCTTCCACCTCTCGACAGGTACGCCGGTGAGGTACCCTAGGGTCTTGTTAGGACGCTTGGGGATGAAGTCTGGAAGTCTCTCTCGCCAGTTGGGGAAGAGGCCTATCAACTCACGGCGCAGGGCTTCACGTTCGTCAACGAGACGACCGTAGAGTTCAGTCGCCGCCTTGACATCGAAGGGGAAGCCGTTGCGTTCGATCTGGGCGCAGAGCCAAGCGATCCTGTGTTCTAGGGTGACGGAAGCCTGGGAGGGCTCTCGTGCCATGAAGCGACGGAAGAGATTGGCTGTGACAGAGGCGTCCTGGAGCATATACGAATGCATCTCAGGGGACCAGTTTTCCCAGCCTCCATCGTAGTCACCCTTATGCTCTCCGATCCTGTAGCCCCATGCTTTCAGCGAGTGGAGGCCGATACAGTTGCCGGGGAACTCTAGGGGGATTGGATCGAGCCAGTTTTCTCCAGCTTCGGTGGCCTGGAGATACCTTCGCCATATCGCGGCTCGAACGAAATCGTCCTGCTTGATGTCAGGGAAGATAAGTCGCCCCAGGATCATTGTGTCGAGGATACGCTCGTGAGGGATCGTGACGCCGTGAAGCTTCTTGATTACCTCGTAGTCGAATTTTATAAAGTTCTGACCGATGATGGTATGCTCAGGCTTCTGGTACTCCTCTAGGAAGACTTCCAGAGGCTCAGCGGCGGGGAAGAGGACGTAGTGGGGGGTGAAGGAGCGAACGGCTCCTGTGTCCACGTCTTCCATGACAGCGCAATGTATCTTGGTAACGTTTTCTAGGAAGCCATCAGTCTCCACATCAGTGGCTAGACGGGCCAATCAGTAATCCTTTCGGAAGGCAGCCTCAGGACCACAGACACCTTCATCAGGGTCACGCATGGCTTCCGCTGGCTTTGGGTTATCAGGGTTGAAGAGACATTCGTCGGTAGGGCGATTGTAGTAGGCACAGCCGCGACATGAGATGCCTTCGGCTATCAGCATTACGGGGCTCACGGCAGTATGTGGCCCATCGCCCTAAGCTTCGTGATGATTGCGTCAGTGACGAACCTGCCTGAGGCATCTGCTGCCCTACGGAGGGCCAAGGCCCGATCCTCAGGGTGACGACGTTCGTAACCCATGTAGAGTGGGTAGAAGTCGAGAGCCGTGCGGAACGGTGTCCTTAGGATCACCTCCATCGTCTCAATCTCGCTATACTTCGAGGGAGGTTCGTCACGAAGCGGATAGCCACTAAGTCTAGGCGTGCCTGTGAACGAAATGCTCAAATCCATATCAAATATCCAAATCTGCTGTTGGGAAGCCACTTGCAGCCTCCGCGAACTTCCCTTCCTGGATGCGACCAGTGGTCACGTCGTAGTCGAGGCACAGAGTCTTGCCGGTGGATCGTCCGGTGTATCGGTCCTTAAGGATGCGGAAGGTTGTCTGTTGGGAGAGCGCAGGGTCCTCGTCTTGAGGGTTACGCTCCAGCCCGAAGGCGAAGTGAGCCCAAAAGCCGATGGCACGTGAGCCCTTGAAGTGACGCAACATCACACGGCCACCTTCTTCGTGTGGCTTGCCGTCTGGAGTTGCTAAGTGGGAGACGATGATGACGATAATCCCAAGCTCTTGAGCTAGTAGCGCAAGCTCCTTGGTGAGTATCTCCAGGCTCTCCCTCTCGTTACTAGGGTCAGCCAATGCCGTGAGGTGATCGATGTAGAATATCTCGACACCTAGGGCGTGGGACATGTACCTGATGCGGTTCTTGATTTGCTCCCAGGAGATGGCTGCGAAGTTGCCTCCAAGGAACAGGTTCCCGGTGGCCTCCAGCTTAGCGAAAGTCTCCTCGAACTCCTCAGTCGTCCATGAGCCATCAGGGACGTGGAACGCCTTCCCAGCTACCTTTCCGCACACACGTTTCCCTAGTTCAGGGGGTGGCATTTCGAGGTAGAGGGCTGCTGTCTTCTTGTTGAGCGTGAGGACATCGTAAGCGATGGACTGGGTACACCAATCCGTCTTGCCTACGCCTGCCCCGGCTCCGAGGTAATAGACTTCCCCAGGCCTGCGTCCGAACGTAAGGTCGGTGAGGCTTTGGAGGAACCAAGGTAACCCCAGTACCGTGGGCTTCATAACCTCCTCGCGAATGTCGCTTAGGGTGAAGACGCCGTCAGGTTGGTAGGGCTTAGCGTTCCAGAAGGCTGAGGTGATAGCAGATGCCTTTCCCGCCACTAGGGCTTCGTTGGCATCCTTGAATTCCCCTAGGTCCGCGATGAACGCCTTACCTACAGGGAGTAACTCAGCGACAGCCTCCGCTGCCTCTCGCCCCGGTGCGTCCATGTCGAACATGAGGACGACCTTCTCGAACTCACAGACCCATTCGTAGTGACGTTTGATGTCATTTACGGCGTTCTGTGCCCCCGAAGGAAGGGAGACGACGGGGTACTTATTGTCCTGCACCTGGGAAACGGAGAGGGCGTCAAGCTCTCCCTCGGTTATTATGAGGGAGCGCCTGTCATTACGCCATAGGTGCATACCATAGAGAGGGAGCTTAGTTCCGGCGTTCTTCAGAACGGGGAAGTCCTTCGCTCCTGTGCGTACCTTCTGAGCTATTAGCTCGCGGGTGGTTGGATCGTAATAGTTAGCGAAGTGGCATGGGGTACCACTAAGTTCACCGATGCCGTAGTTCCAGAAGCGACAGGTGGTTTCGCTGAGCCCTCGCTTTGGTATTCCTCGTACGCTGAACTGATGAGGTCGATAAGCATCGTGAAGTCCTTGTCCCCTATCCACGAGGAGTTTCGCATCTTCTCGGCTTTCTTCAGAGCCTTTCTCAAGATACTTGCACCCGAAACAATAGGCGTGCCCATCTGAATACCTCGCTAAGTTATCTCTTGACCCACATTCGGGACAGGGTTCTTTGGCGACGAAGGTAGCTCCGTCGTGTTCTTCTTGGTTCACCCGATTTAAGCGACCAGCGTGTCAAGT